TACGCCGTCTTGACATTGGGTATCAGTGGTACGGCTCTTGGAGCTTGGGCGGTGTCACGTAACCGTGGCGGCTTGTTCGGCGGTGGCTGGGGAGCCGGTATGCCAGAGAACGTTAACATCAACACGACCACAGGAGGCGGTGGTGGTTCCGGGGTAGGCGCTCCGACTGCGTTCATGGCTTGGGAAAAGGGCTGTGAGGAGGCGTTATCGCTTACAAACGCAATGTGGGGATTGAAAGTCTCAGGTATGCAAGCCGATTACGATCACCGCCAGACGGATATCGCCGAGAAATTCGCCTTGTGGAAATCACAGGTAGACGCTGATTTCGGATTGTACAAGTCACAGGTAGACGCTGATTTTGGTCTATACAAGAACCAAAGAGACCAGTTCGATGTCTTGAAGGCTCAGATCGATGAATTGAGGTGTCAGGTGGCTGTAGGTTCGGCGATTCGTCCTTACCAAGACAAGTTGCTTCAATGCGAGATCGAGAAGGCGTTCACGGCTAGTGTCAATTACACCGATCGTAGAACCAGCCGTATGATCACGGGAGAATTGGTATTGCCAAATACCCCTACGGTAACAGGCTATCCTAGCTACAATCCGTGCTCATGCCCGGCATCCGCTCCGGCACCTACGGCTTAAGGTAAAGTTAGTGGCTTGTACTCCCTAGGGGGCGCTTGCCGCTTTCCTTTTTTTAACCACTAACAGTATTATCATGCAGACAAATGTTTTTTTAGGGGGGAGTGACCCTGTATTAGGTAGCAATCCTTATAATCCGAATATAAGCGAGATAGAAGCAAACATTCAGCGTCTCCAGCAAGCGCAGCAACAGATGGAGATCCAGAAGCAACGTATGCTTAACCCTTCTGCGCAACAGGCCCAAAGCCGTAATCCGGTGTGGGACGAGATAGACAAGCTCGTTAGCGAGATGTCGGATAGCGAGTTCGAAATGGTCAATAACAATCCGGAGTATCAACAGTCCTACCAGAAGGTAATGGCTATCCTTAACCGTGAATACATGCGCATCATGCGTCCGTTGGTGGAGGAGAGCAAGGACGGAAAGGCCGCCTTGGAGGAATTGTTGGGAATGGCCAAGAAGATAAAGAAATCGGCCTCAGAGGAGGTTAACAAGAACATGGCGTTGTTCGCTGAGTACACGGCCAAATACGCCGATATGCCATACGCCGACTTCCTTAAATTGAAGAATAGCGGAAAAGGAGGTAAGAAATGACACGTGAGGAAGGTATGCTTATCGAATTGATCGATAAGGTCAAGAGACAAGGGTATGCTATCAATACCTTAAGAGAGGAAGTGGAACAATTAAAGAAAGAGTCATATGGAACTAAAGCAACAAGCTCTAGAGCTAAAAAGCAGGCTAATTAACTCGGTGGAGATATGGGCGGAGGAAAGGGTCGACTCTTTCGTCTCCGGGAACACGGCTTTCAAGCCCCTTGGCAAGTATCTGAAAAGAGGTGTCCACAACATCCTCGTGCAAAAGGACAAGGAGATCACTGAGAAGGTGGAGGGTTTCATGATGTTCGTGGCTGACGAGAACGGCAATTATGATAAGGAAGAGTTATTCGATGACGCTATGAACGTATTCAAGAGCATGAAACCTTACAAGTTTGAGCAAGGATTCTTGAAGGGTACGATAGGGGAGGGATCTATATTGGTGGAACTTCCGGATAATGCTCTTATGAATTTTATCCTAGGCGAAACGAACGCTATCCGTATAACGGAAGCGGATTTTTTGGAGTTGAAATCAATATTTACCGAATAATAATATGAGATATGAGATACAAGGAACAGATAAGGGAGTACCAAGCCAAGGGACTAGGCTCCGAGAAGAAGATGTGGGCCTCCATAGACGTGATGGAGGAGGCTATGGAAAAGTTAAGGGAGAAAGACCCGGAAGCGTATGACGAGACTATGCGTGATTTACATGAGGTTTTTTGCGGTCCTCATTATAATGAGTGCTTTGGCAAGATGGACGTGGCGGCAATGCGTCATAAAGGCAAGGCGGGAGAACATAAAGGTGAGCACTGGAATATGGAGCAGGTGGCTACCGCTATAAAAGGTATGAGCATCCCGGGAAATACCAACATATGGGACGTGTACGTTGCTCTTAACGCAAACTGGCACGACAAGGAAGTAAAGTTTACGGAATGGTTCGGTCCAGATGCCGAGAAAAAGATCATCGAGGACGCTATAAATTTCTATTTCCTTGACGATGACGCTCCTGAAGGCAAGGTTTGGATTTATATGTGTGCCATGGATGACTAAGACACGATCACATAACAAGAAAAGAAACGATTCTGTAAGACGGGAGATAGACCGCCTTATAGAATCGTTGTCGTTCGAGCCTATAAACTTTCATGAGGTTATGGCCCGGATTAGACACTTGATGTGCCTGCTATAGTCCAATATCGCTTAATAACCCACTGAATAGATGAGCGTAATACAGAGGTTGTGTTTCTTTGGGATTGTTAGGGTTTACTTGGTTCTCCCCATATTTAAGCCCGGTAGCTGTCAAGGATTTGAACTTCTTCATGCCCTTGCTGGATTGTCGTTGCAAGGTCGTTAACAACCCCTTTGCGGCCATTCTTGCGTTGAATGCCTGCGTGGATATTTTTAATCCGTTAATTCCCAGAAGTTCGGTGGCTGATAATAATTGATCCTTGGATTCCGTGTAGTCCGGAGTAGGCAAGCCCAATGGATCGAGTATCTGCTTTGCCATGAGTAATTTCGAGCTATCATTTAAGTTTAGGAACTTTGCCGCCCACGAAGCCGCCTTCATTTTGTCGGATAGCGATAACGTTTGTTCCGTTGGTTTGTGAAATACCTTCCTATACACCTCGAAAACTGGTCTTACTTTTCTCGCTATAAAGAACTCCATACATGAAACGGTAAGTTTATAGTCAATCTTATTGTTTCCTCCCCAGCTTGTTTCATCTTGCTTGCCATTTTGGGCAAGCGTCTTGTAATCAACCCCCTCAATAAATTGTTCATTTGAAGTCAATGCTCTAACGGCCTTCCCTTTTTCAGAATAGACTAATGGCCAAACTTCGTCAAGATTGATTGGAAACTCATCATCAGATTGAGCCAATTTTAAAACAGCCTTGAAATAACGTTTTATTTCATTCTCGCTACTATTCTTTGATAATATTAATTTTGATTCCATAATAACCTTATTTTAAAATTTAAATGTTGAGTGATCTCTTGATCTCTTCCGTGATCCTTTTGGTTATACGCTCTTGATTCCACTCGTGCCATTCGGTATACAAGCCTTTTCCTACGAGATAAAAGAAACAGGAGTTCTTTAGATCGGTTTCTTGCTGAGAGGTTATCTTGGCCCATTTAAGGCGGTCCTCTAAGATTGATATATCCTTCTTTAGCTCTTGGATCTTTTTGCCCTCCAATGTTATTGATGCGTTTTTAGCGATAGTCGTATGAAAGACTTTCCGGTACACCTCAAAGACAGGGCGTATTTTCCGGGCGATAAAAAATTCCATGCAGGGCACGGATAGTCGATACTCGATCTTTGGCCTTCCTCCTTTGGGGTTTTGCGGATTTTGCCGCAAAACTTGATAGTCAATATCTTGCATGAATGTTTTCTGCAAGACATCTACGGCATCCGATCTCTTGTTGTACACTAAAGGATATACCTCGTCAAGGTTCACGGGGAACTCTTGATCTGATTTTGACAGTTTGAGTACTGCCATGAAGTAGCGTCTGATTTCTACGGTGCTACTTTCTCTTGTAAGAATTGTTTGCTTCATCTGGTGTGACAGTTAGATGAATAAAAAATAGCGACCCCACATAATCCAAAAGTTGTCACACCACACATATCGCAAAGATATATGAACGGATTATGGGAGCCGCTTATGCTTCTCTCATCTTTGCTGGCCTACTCGCTTGCAGCGCCTATGTGTAATGTGACGCCGCGAACTTACGAATTTTCCCGGAAAAGCAAGCGATATTTTCATATCTTTTAAATTATGGGCCTTCCCATGAAGGCTCGGTTAATACTATTCCTCAGATCGAGTATAGGCATCCAATGGGTAACACAAATTTTATCACCATTAATATCATACCATTCATTACATTCTCTGCAATACCAACCCTGTTGTAAGTATTTAAAATAATCAGTACACCAGCAGCCAGTTATTACCAGATCTTCATCATCAGGTAACTTATCTTTTGTGCTTATCCACGGTAATTGCTTTGCCTGCCATTCGGCACCTGCTATAAATCCCTGATAATACGCCGGGAATGCACTACCGCTACTCCTGCTTTCAGCGAAGAAATGAGCCGCTTCTTCTACCGTCTGTCTCTTATCAATATCTCTTTCCATTGTTAATGCTTATTGTTTAAATATCCACATTCCGCAAGCTTACAGAGCATACCATAGGCTACATTTAAGATTGTTACATTCTCGTTGAAATAGAACGATAAATCCTCTAACACCTCAAACTTACCAAATAAATCAATTTTATCATATCTGAAAATCATTTCTGATATGTACCAATTCAATGTATAGTCATCTATCTGTTTTGGCATGAGAGCCAACATATCTTGCAAGGTAAATGTCTTGCCACTCTCATTATACTGTTTAGCATAGAAATTAACACTGACTGGTATAAACTCGATTTCATCATCTTCACTATAATCACAACTTGGCCGGGTGCTTATAAACTTCATGCTCGCGCTACTCACGTCAATACCTAATTTAATAAGGTGTTGCATTTGTTCTACTGATAATACCTGTTCATTCATAATTATTTACGTTTCTCAATATTACTATTAATTCTACATAAGACAAGTAGGATATAAACATGCGTCATGCATATCTTTCTATAAAATATCCTCACAAGCTCTACTATTGCAATTTACCGGCTTTTGGTGCAATGAGCACCAAGCCTCTCCGTTTGTGTCTTCATCCTCGATAAGTCGGCAATCGCCGCATTTATCTGTTAGGAATTTCTTATTCAAGTGCCCTTCTCTGATAAGCCATTCGATAGCGTCAACCATATTGTCCATCAGATTCTCTTTGTCGAAGGATTTTGCGCAATTGTAAGTATTGTCACCTTCCCCGTCCTTGATCCAGTCCGATGCGTACATTAACTCAACGAAATTTCCGGATAGGTAATAAACCATCCCGTCAATATCATCTTGGTATGATTTAGGCATCATGTCTATCAGCTTGGATAGAGACCAAGCCGGGAATGCCATATCTTGACCCATGTGCCCTTCAATCCTTCTATATTCAAATGCGACCGGCAATTCAAACTCATCCAAATACATGTCTGCCGTATCCGGTCTCACCCCGGCCTCTAATAGCCGGGATGATTGTTCTTTATTCGTGCAAATTTGATTCATATTATAATTCGTTGTTAAAATATTCCTTATAATCCATATTTACCCCTCCTGTAATATAACATCCCCATCCTTATCCGTGAACACGTCCACTAAATCGTAGTAATATTCCTTATCCGACGTGCGGATCATTACCTCCGCTTCCGGGTCTTGCTCTTGGAGAAGAGCGATTAGTTCTTTATTTCTCATGCTAATTTTCTCCTGTTGATTTAAGGGGGTATCCCTTGGACGGAATACCCCGGGTAAGTATTAGTTCTGCTCTGCGAGTTTCTTGAACTCCCCTAGCAACATATAGATCGTGGCGATATCGTCCTTGAAACGATCCACCGTTTCCTCGTTGATGCACCATGAGTAATTGAATACAAGGTCTGTCAATTGTTCGCACATTTCCGATGGATTGATAACCTTGTTAATGAACTCGTTGAAGGACGTGAAATCGTATTCTTTAGCCTGCATAGTTCAACTCCTCCATCTTTGAAAATCCCAATACTAGCATAAGAGAATCGAATTTGTCCACATACCACTCCGGTTGAGTTTCCTTCGGGTTGTTCTTGTTTATCTGATTCTCTCCGTATTCGAGTCCTTTCTTGGATATGGAGTTGAAATATTTGATCTTGCCTTTAGATGATTTACGTGATATACGTTCGATATATCCTAGCTCGATAGCCCTTTTGTAGAATTGATTCCGTGATACCTTGTAACCTTTCTCGTTGAGTAGATCGGTAGCCGACTTCATCACTCCTTTTGACGGCACGTAATCGGGCAATGGCAATCCAAGTGGCGTGGCTACCTTCTCCAGTAATGACAACTTGGAAACGTCATTGAGGTTCAGCATCTCACTTACGCCTTTCACCCATTCGATTCCGGCACGGACTTTTGTCGGGGTGACGGACGATGGTCTGGATTGGCTAATTGATTTGCTTTCTTTCAGTCTTTCCTCGCAAGCGATGAAGTAACGGCGGGCTTGCTTCCCTTTCTCGCTTCTTTGGATCATTGATACTTCTTTCGCCATGCTTAATGTCATTGCGTAATCTTGAAGTTCTTGATTCGCAAGGGTGTTAAATACTTTACACCCTACATAGTCCTTGTTTTCGTCGAAACCGTACTGTAGTTGCCGATCAAACCAAGACTGGAATCTTTCTGTACAACCTAAAAAGTCGTACAAAGCTCTTGCGCTAACGGCTTTCTTGCCATTACTCTCATTAATGGGGATTAACGCCCCTACGTTTGTTGTAATTTCTGCCATTTTTGAAGTTCTTTAGGCATTACAGGAAAGTTTTGTGCTGCATCCCTATTTAGCAGGGCAAGCGAAAAGCGGTTGCTTCCGACCCGTTGAACTTCACCACATAGGCAGTGGGCGCATTAACGCTCCACACGGGAGAAACAACCGCTATATCATATAGATGCAACGATCTTACAAGCATAAAAAATGCCCGCTATATATGGCAGGCTTCCGCTTGCCTATGTGTATGAAGTTCGCTGCAAATGTACCACTTCTTTCCAAAACGCCAAATAAAATCCTTGAAAAATTATCCCGCCCTGTCAAAAGCCTTCTCAAAGACCTCCGGCCTAAGTATAGCGTTCGTTATCGCCGTGAACGCCTTCACGATCCCGGGCTGCTCATTTAAGTTTATTCTCACGTCCTTCCCCGTGACCTCACTTGATAACCGATCGCTCAGGTACTCCACCTTGTCCAGTGCCAGATAGGAAAGGGGATTGTACGCCAACGGGACGATCCCCCGCATCCTGTCGCCGAAATCGCTTATCGTGATCCTAGACATCTGCGCCAGCATGTTTATCGTGGATGACAGGGATGCGATCCGGTTAGATGAGCCCGATACCCCGTGATCCAGCAATATCTGGCTGATCGTGTAATAATACCTCTCAATATGAGGCTGTACGTCCTCCTCCATGCTTTGCGTTATCTCGGCGAACGCCTCCTTATTGGCCTTGGCTATCCGGAAGATGTTCGTGTTATAAGCGTCTATCTCTTTTTCGATAGCGTTGGCCGTCCGTTTGGCGTTATGCCTGTAGTGCTCGCTATTCCTAATGGCCTCCATGAGCGATACCGTGTAGTTATACGCTTGGTCGTTAACGAAAAGTACCATGTATGTTAGCGAGGTGACAAGGCCGTTCGTGTCCTTGTCGATCTCTTCCCAATCGTTGTATTGTCTCATTCTTTCATCCTCCGGATTATATAATCAACAACGTCCTTTACGGTAAGGCATCGTCCGGGATCATCATCAGGGATCGATATGCCAAACTCTTTCTCTAATTCCATTAATAACTCTATCTCGTCAAGACTGTCCATCCATAGATCATCCTCCAGCTTGGATTCCATCGTAAGTGGCTGACCTTTGTGATAACGTTTACTCTCAATGATCTCAAATACTTTGTTCTTTATAGTTTCTTTTTCCATTTTCATGATCGTTTTATTTATAATTGAAACATTGATGTCTGTATTATCTTTTTACCACTAGGTAATATGATTTCACCTAGGCATTCTTCCTTAAACCTTTTATCTTGGGCATTGAAATATTCCTTGTCTATCTCGGTTGCGTAAAAATCAAAACCCATTTTATAGGCGGCTATACGGCTGCTTCCGCTCCCCAAATGAGAGTCATAAATTTTGTCACCGGGATTGGCGTAATTTTTCAAAATCCATAAATACAATGAGAGCGGTTTTTGGTGTGGATGTATCTTTCTCTTTCCGGTCTCATGTCCCATCCTATATCCATCCCACGGAATGGAGACAAGATTGCATGGGATTTTTTTTGACACGTAGGCTATCTCACATTTCGAGTATTTAAACACATCGTTATTGTTGCTCATCTTATCCCAAACAATCAAATAGTTGGTATTTCCTAGATATTGGGTGTAATAATTATATCCCCATATGATCTGATCCTTGCTAATTCTTTTTAACTCATCGAAGTATGACGCATCCTTGATGGGGCTATTCTTATAGGATGTATCCTTGAATTTATACCCATTATTCCTTTTCTTCCAGTCCTCTCCTGTACCATACTGTGGATCAACGATAGCTAGATCAAAGAATTTATCAGGAATGTTTCTCATATAGTCCATACAATCCTCGTTGTAAACTTCGCTTATAGCCATAATATTTGATTTTTATTTACTCTCATCATAGAGAATACGGTATTCAACTATGATAAATGATTAAACCTTATTTGTTTTAGCGAACACCACCGACTCGTGATCCGGCCTCAGATGGGCCATGCAAGCCTTGCTGTACTCGCAGAATCTCGCTCCATCGTCCCGGAAGACGCATCCTCTGCAAACCGTTGCCTTGGTATTGAGGTATGGCTTGAATCTCAATACCTGCACGTTTATTTCCCCTACTTTTACCGTGAACCCGGTAGGGGTATTTCTCAATCTCTCTGTTATTTCCATGTTATCTTCTCCTGCTTTCTCCGTTTAGGATTATCACGTTAAAACTCTTGAACCTGTCCACCAGCCTAGTTCCGAACCGATTCTTGAAATCCGTGACGGATAGGTTGGAAGTGATATGATACTTCTTCTGATGGGACTGGTATATCTCGTACCTCGCGTATAGGAACTCGTCTATTACGCTGTTAAGGCTGGTGCCGTAGCTTTTCTGGTTCTCCGTCTCAAGACCGATATCGTTAAGGCAGATATCGAACGGGTTCCCTTCCATGCTCCCTTTCCCGGCCTCCTCGTTGTACGTGAACCTGTCTATGTGACCATGGATCTTGTAATAGTTCATCATCTGGGTCACGGATAGGTTCACGAAGCGTTTGGGGTTATCCGTCAATTTCAGGTAATCGGCGAATATCTGCATCATGAGCGTTTTGCCCGTTCCCGGATCTCCCACGATAAGGAGGTTCTTGTGCAGCTTATAGTTCTCCTCCGGGAATACGGACTCGGCCAACGGGCAATCGTTGAAATAATACAACAGGAATCTCAAAACCTTGTCATTCCCCCTGTCTGTCTCGAATTGCCGCCTCTCGATCCCTAGGTAATTACAACCGAGCGCCTTTATCATCCGGGCGTGGCTGATGTACTCCGTATCGTCCGAGAGATCGTACCTAGAAACGTTCTGTATAGTCCTTGCGTGCTTCTTCACTAGGTTGAACACCTGTTTTTGCTGGAGCCTCTCTTTTTCCGTAGGCCCCCGCATGGCTTGTATAGCCTCCGAAAGTTTCTTTTCTTGTTCCTCCATTATGTCTTTGATTATAAGCCCTTAGTCCTGTTCCTTGCCACCAATAGGTGAATCGTCTCTTAACGTCATCTATCGTTTTTAGCGTATCGCCCTCCCCGGTGGATACCATCCAAGCTAGGAAGTTATCCAGCTCGCCGGGAATGAGGTCATTGAAAGCGACGCTCAATCCTGATATCTGGCAAGCGTATCTGCGCCATTCCTCGTCCCCCAATAACTCATTCTTGAAATTCTCGAAAAGCGTCTCACGCGTATTAAGACTCTCTCTATTTTTATTTCCTTTTCTTTCCTTTATAGTGTTTGTGCTTACATTAATGTCATTATTGCTTACATTAACCTTATTATTGTCCACATTAACTAGTAGGTAAGGATAATTAGATGAATCTTTTCTTCTTTTTATAGCCTTGAAATATCGCTCCTGAATACCTTTGCTAGTTAGAACACTTACCGTGCTAAACAGAGTCTGTTCAAAGAATCCCCACCTAACCAAGCGTGTTACTATCTGCTCCAGTAATTCTAAGCTAATGCCGGGTAAACCTCTAAGCAGTGACATCTTTAACGCATCATTCCACAATATGAAATACCCATTTCGGTATATCGCACAAAGCAGCTTTATAGCGGTGATCTCACCCTTAATGCCAAATTCACCCGATATTGAGCCTATTTTTTCATCAGAAAAGAAATCAACATCGAAAGGGAAATAGTCTAGCCCTTCTTTATTTGGTCGTGCCATGTTTATTTCTCCATAATTTAAATTCTTCCATTGTCATATTGCTTTTCTGTAAATTACATTTCTCACATAATACTTGAAGATTGTCCAAAACTGTAAAGCCTCCTCTTGATACAGGAATAATATGATCTATGTAGAGTTTTTCAGAACATCCACAAACAGCACAATATCTACCGTCTCTTTCAAATACTTTTCTTTTTATACTGTCATTTAGTTTCATGGCCTCTTCACGAATTGCATCTCTCATTCTTGAGCTTATTCCATGATTCTCTGCAAAAAGATATATTGCTCTGCCACCGATTGGAATGCGCTTTACTATTGTTCCATCAAGTGCATAAATGATATCATGCTTAATTTTGAATTTTCGAAGTTTATCGCAAGAAGGCATCATTTCATTAATTATATCCCCATCTTCAGAATAAAAGGATACTATCCGTTTCCCTTTAATAGTCTTATTTAACATAGATAGCTCCTTGGGGGTAAGCTTGCTTAGTCCTCTTTTCATACAGTTATCTAAATGATTATTATAAAATAGAGAGGATTTATTATCCTCTCCCATATGTTATTTCTCTACCTCCGATACATTCAATCGTGTCGGTTGCCTCAAATCGTGCCGATTGTATTAGATCAAGCCACGCTTCGCACTCCGAGAATGTCCGGGCTGCTTCCCACATTTCATTAGAAAAAAACTTACGAGAGAGCATTATGAAACCCTTATCCATATACTAAAAATCAAAATCCGGAGACTCTCCGCTCTGCAAGGACTTTAGTTTCTGGTCTACAAGGTGGTTTACATCCCATATGTTTACAGGTTGTATTTGCAGGTTCTCCGCCATTTGCCTTGCCACTTCCTCGGAGACAGGATTTATAGCGTATATGGCCCCCGATGATAGAAACCGGGTGAAACCGGGCTGGTTACTCGTATCCGGAACGTCTACCCGAAGCATATTGGTACCGGCCACGTTCTGTTCCGTACATCTTCCCGCTATCCTTGAATGGCCGAATAACTCGACCACGCACCATAAATCAAATTTCTCTTGTTCCATATTATCTTCTCTTTTTAAAAGTGTTACAAAATCTCGTGGAGTTAGCTACTCGTCCAGCATCATGTATGATGCACCAAACGCATAGCCCCTTGTGAGGATGTCCGTTGGCGCAATCGCCACATTTCACCTTTTCTTGCTCGTCTTTCTTCTTAGCCATATCACCAAGTCTTTATTTTTATTGGTAGATCGGCGTACCACCAAGCCAGAATCGTAGCGTCACGTTGGTCTTGGTTCGTTCTCTTAGGCAAGGGACCGACTATGTAGGAGAGTTCCTCATGGGTTATCTTGCCCTCGTCCCCTTTCCAATGCTTGGTCAAAGGCTTTACCTCTTCGCAGGGAATACCTATGTGCTCGCACATCTGGAGAAGCAATATCCCGGTTTGCTGGTTACGACCTACATACTTGGCTATCCTCTCGCCGGATTTACCCCTAGCCTTATGGTAGTTGCTTTTTTCGTTAAGCCATCCGGCCTCGACAATGACCACTATGTCTACCCCCTTGTACCTCTCTCTCGCCTCCTTGATAAAGTCAATCAAGGAAGGGAAGGGGAGGCTTGTTAATATTATCTGTCTCGTGGAAGGAGACAGTACGCATACACCGGATTTATCTATGTCCGGGTCAACGGCTATCACCAATTCGTATCTTTTCTTTCCCATGGATTCCTCCTTTCTTTATCGTTTATTAGTAAGAATATGGCCAAGATCACTGCTATAAGTCCGAGTATCGCGGTGATAAGGTATATGGCCATTGTCAAGTGATCTAAATCTTGTATTGTTCCCATGATTATATGTTTGTTATTCGTGATGGTAGCGGGACTCGAACCCGCAATGCTTGGCAATCTGCACGTCTTTTGCGTCGAACAGGAGTGATTAGTTTTAACGGTGCCCTGTTTTCATAACACCAACCAAGTCTACGAAGCGTTGTCAGCGTCTATCAATTCCGCCATACCACCGTGTTTGCCCCGCATATCCTCACGGACGGCGGGGAACTAAGCTAAATCAAATACTATGGAAAACTCACTCTATATTAATATCAAATCTCTAACTCCTCGATTAATAGCTGCCCGCATCCCATGAACCATACTTGGGACTCCGGAGATTTCTGGAGCAAGGCGATCTCTATCGCGGCCTCCTTGAACTTGCTCTTGTCATGCCCGGCCTTTTGCCGGATGAAGGATTGCGTCCTAGTTATAAGATCCCCGTCCCCTTCCTTGGGATCACGGGTTATGATATCCTTGCACTCTCTCATCTTATCCTCTATTGATTTAGAGGTGTCAGACAATGATTTCTCTATCTCTTTTTTATCAATGTCAACAACTCTCTTATTGACATCCGCGTTGAACGGGAATACGTCCATGATCATTGTCTCCGAGACAGAGGCGATGGTGTAATCCGCCATTGTCCCCTTCATGCCTTCTTCTAGCACGGTTATGGCCTCTTTTAGATTAGAGGCTTGGGCTAACATGGTAGCGGCGGTTTTCTTTTCCGCTCCGCTCTTCTCGTCCAACGTGATAAAATAAACCTTGATCTTATAGAACCGGTCACCATTCTCGTTGAAGAATAATTCGGATAAACGAGCTCGTTTGATGTCTGTTACCGTGAACTCACCCGTGATGAAGGGGCGGATCTCCTCGGTAATGCGAGCTTCCGCCTCCGTAAAAGACAGGGCGTCTACCAAGTAAGGCTCGGTTACTTTTTTCTGCGTGCCATTTTCCAGCATTTTCTCGTAAGAGACCTTACATTCAAACCAATTTGTCATAACTTATTAATAATTAATACCATATTTCTTTCTTTCGTATTGTGGTACATACCCCTTACAAGGGGTGTTTCCCACAAATAAGACCGATTCAGGCCTTACAGTTTCCCCATCTTTTTTAGACGGGTATGTCCAATGCTTCTGCCGTTGATGGCAAAGGCAATGTCTTTTAGAACATGCCTCATTGAGGCAGAATATCAGTTCTTTCATCTTGGATTATTTTCTCGAGTTTCTTTAGATCCTTTTTGGCTAATCTTACGGTATAAGCTATCCTTGGTCTTCCCTTGGAATCCACGTGTTCTAGGATAACTGATAGATGGCGGGACAGTGTTTTAATGAAAGACTCGGATAGCTGGTACCTTTTAACCATGGCCGTTATTTTTTATAAAAACCTTGGAACCTCACGATACCTAGATACTCGGGAGATTTCATTAGTCCGTCCCCCATGCCGCCCAACGTCTCGGCTCCCGGCTCGTCAAGGACAACCTTGGAGTCAATCTCCTTAGGTACACGGAAGCATATCTGTACGGGGAAATTCACCTTAGCGTCTCCCGTGATCACGTTAACCGACGCTCTTTGCGTAGCTGCCATGATCCGGAACCCAAGCGATCGTCCCTTTTGTAGCAACATCTTCAGATTCTCCTCCAATGACTTTTCACGACCGACCGTGCGTAGTTCCATTTTAGGCTCGAGGAACCCGAAGGCGTTCTTTCGCTGGCCAACCTCGACCATTTCCTTTATGTCAAGTTCCGTTCCCGATCGGGAGGACGCTACCGCGTCGGCGAACTCATCGAACACCACCAGCGTTTTCCATGATGCCCTCGATTTAGCCCTTTCCTGCATATCCTGTACGAGCTCTTTCATCTTGGCCTCTATTTCTTCTATATCATTATAGACCTTTATGTATTTCTCGGAGGAATAATTACAGAACTCGTATTTCGGATCGAAAATTACGATGTCCCGGATACCGGCTAAGCGGGCGTATTCTATCGTGGATATGATACACACGGATTTACCGCTACCGGTAGCTCCGCAAATCAAGGCGTGAGGCGTGGAGTTGTTATCGAGATCCCACACCACGAGCCTTCCGAAGTTATCCGTTCCTATGGGAATCCTCATGCCGTCGATATACTTCTTGTCCCAGTACAAGGACTTGGTTCTTTTCTTCGGTGATTCTATGGAGAGGTAGGATTTTCCCTCATACACCATAAGCTCGTTACCCATCCTTATGGATGGCACGTCCAGCGCGTTCGCTATGTCTAGCTTGTATTTCATCACTGTCGTGATCTTTGTCCCAGCGGATACCTCTAGCAGATACGTGTCTGACGAGTACCCGTTAATCTCCTTGGCCACGTTCACGATCACCCCGAATGTCCGTAGGATATGCTCTATTTTCTCGCTGTTTGTCATATTACTATTGGATAAATCATATTGAATGAATGAGGAAGCGTTCCTCTTGAACTCGGATATTACCTTGGGGTTTACCGATCCAAGGGAAGCGTCCCGTATTTTTTTCTGTCTCTTCGATATCAATTCCTTCTTTGACTCGGGCACGTTGAAATCATCGACCTCCGCTATCAGCGTCTTGGCCCAGAAATTATAAAGCTCGGCCCTGTCCACGAAGTTGTCGCTATCGTTGATCATGTACACGTAATCCGGATCGGACACGGCCTCTATCATCCTTTTTAGCGGCTCGTACAATATGGCCTCGTAAAGCTTCCTCGTGTCGTTATCGAGATTGATCACGAATTTCTTCAACTGGGAGGAGCCGTCCTTGTTTTTCGAGATCTTGTTCTCCACGAACCATACCTCGTCAACATTCTCCCCGAAGCGGGACTCATAGCACTTGACGTAGGTCATTGCCTGTTTCCCGCAGATAAACGTTAGCTCCTCGTCATCGGTGAACTTGGCCCTTGACTTATGGTCTATGATGACCGTCCGACCGCTTTCCGTCCTTATCGCCAAGTCTAGCCTAGCGTGGCAGGGTAGGGGGATGTCCACCCCGTTTATCGTTACCCATTCCTCGCACCTTGATTCCACGGCGATTATCTCCTTGATACCGGAAAGATAGATATCCTTCTCCCCGTAGAAGTTATTGATAAGCCTCGTGGCGTTCTTGGTGGCCTCGATCTTGCATTCCTCTACGGTAGGTGTCGTTTTCTGTATCTTCCAATCATTCGGGTGTACCTCCTCTATGTATGAGAACGCTACCCTCTCCATTTCCGTGATCGGTATTATCTGCCCCTTGCGCTGTAGCTCCATGAAGAAATACTCCAAGGCCGAATGATAGGCGTTACCCGCTACCGTGCTGGAGGATGATCTGGATCTTTCCCGGTAAATCTCCCGTTTCTCGAACTCCTTCTCGTTCCGGGAGAAAGAGGCTACCTTGCTGTAACTCCAAGAGTCAATAAGGTAGTTTGATAAATGCTCCTCCAGCTCAGCGTTGGTATAGGATGAGTACTTGTTCATGGCATGTCCTCTTTGTTTTTGCCCTTAGACTGTCTCATCGCCTCCTTTTTTTGATCGACATCTTTCTTTGTCTCACGAATTGGAAGGATTAGATCGTTTACCGTGGTATCCCCATCCTTTAACGCTTGTATGATCCCGATCAGCATGGCGATCTCGTCGGGGCCTATCTGATTGCTGGTCTGTTTGCCGCATAGCTTAATGACCTCCTCTTCCGTTATGGCGTATTCGTTCTTGAACTTGTTGATGATATTAGTTCTCGTTTTTAATATCTTGTCAGCGTCGGATAGATCCCCCGTGATGAATTTTTGGGCGGCTTGATAGACCCTGTCCACTATGGCCTTGGGGATAACGGCGAATACGGAATTGCGATAAGCTATGGAGTTGGCGGCGTTTCCCGTTACGGTAATCATGTCGTCTGAGTAACGTTTCCCCTTGCTATCCACTATGCTCCTGCGAACCTCGAACGCGGACGCTACGTTTGTCTCCAGATCCCAGCATGTACCCCTGCTGATGATCTGCTTGTCCGTTATCTGGATAACCTTGGCCTCAGTCCTGATATTACCCCAATTGGATACGATTATCTTGGCGAGGTGTACGGATGGCCCAGTAATAGGTTTCCCTCCTCTTGGCAAGGCATAACTGCATGACCTTGCCGTGTCTTGATTCATCGTGGCCATTACCACGGAATTATCAATACTCCTTCTGATATCCCTAGGATATCTTTTCGCAGTCGCAACTTGTGAGTCCACGTTTGCTCTCTCAACCGCATCTACCTGTAAAATTTGTACTTCATGGCTTTCTACTGGAAGTACCTCGTAACTGCTTGATTCCATGATTATTTATTTTGAATGATTTTCTTTACCAATATAAAGTGCTGGTTTCCCAATCTCGTTGATACCGATCGTCCTCGGATTCTGTTTCCTCCTCCCCGTCGTACTCCGGTTCGCCGTCGGGGTCTTTGATGTAGATGTCTCTCATGCGATCCTCCGATAAGCAATGCCTTGGGACTATTGTATTTCTTTAAATACCCCTCCAGCTAATTTGTAATATGTATCCGCCTTTATCTTCTCCCCATCAACAAATTCCGTTTTTACGCAAACGGGGATATATCTTTGCTTTTTATCAGAATAAGACCATTCGGATAATGTTATCCATGATCCTTTTGAGGCTTTTGCTACAGAGTTAATACCTGCGCACATGATGACACAGCCTTCGCCTGTGCTGTCTATCTGGGCACCGTAGCCGGATGATCCTATCTGGGCATAGTTGCCGGATGATCCTATCTGGGCATAGTTGCCGGATGATCCTATCTTGGCATCGTTGCCGGATGATCCTATCTGGGCATCGTCGCCGGATGATCCTATCTGGGCACCGTCGCCGGATGATCCTATCTTGGCACCGTAGCCGGATGATCCTATCTTGGCACCGTAGCCGGATGAATTATCCTTTATGCTCGTTTTTATTTTTTCAGGTGATGTGATCTCTTTTAGCCATTCGACTCCAAGATAGATCATGTCAGCCAATTTTAACTCTGCTTTTATTTTTATTTTCGAGGAGCAAATCTTTGTCCCTCTATCCTCCTTGGATATATTCCCGTCTTGCTCTACTTCGCAAAACCTAGAGTCTATCATAGTATAGTGATCAAAAACATCAAATGGGCTTTCGCAAGCGTGAAACCCTCTGTTACACACCTTGATCTCTCCATCCATCTCATATTCCTTGCCTATTTCATATTGAAAATCCCGGCATTTTAAATTTTTGTCAAATCCCTTGTAAGATTTTATAGCAGCCATTTTATTTATCGTTTATTAGTTCTACAATGTCTTTTCTTATTTTTATAAGCTCCTCTTTACTAAGCTCTTTTAACTCGTCTAGTATATAGTCTTTCCTTGAGCGGTTAAGTCTTGAAGGGGCTTGTACCACGTATAATACCCCGGAATCATTTTTCTGATTCATAGGTCATGATCACGATTTGATGTACCACAATAAAAACTGATATAATCCCTAGGATCAAGAGGTGGATATTGAATGGCTTATCGTACCACTCAAATATTGACACTATTGACATTAGCCCTAGTACGGTAGCTAAGACCATCCTAAAAGTAAAGATGGTAATGCTCTTTATGGCCCGGAATATCTTCCAGAACCATGCTTGGTTTCTCTTTATCATATGTTGTTGATTTAAATTTCTTGATGTGAAAAGGTCTCATATCCTCACGGACGGAGACCTGCTTTGTAAATTGTGACTGATTTTCTGATTGAATAAGCACCCGTTAGGGTGAAACGTGCTCCCTGCCGGGCTTGAACCGGCGACCCCAAAGGCTCTGACCAACTGAGCTAAGGGAGCGTTTGCCGGGGAATCCCACCCCGGCACAGTTTAAGTAAAAACTAATATTCCCTAATTGCCTGCCTCACGGCGGTATTGTAAGGTCTTGGTAGCTTTATTACACATAAACATTTCAAACAGTGCTAATGTGGTAGCCGGGGGAACTCGACCCCCCTGTAACCCTGAATAATAATATGAATTTATTATGGTTAGCTACCTGCCCTAGCCATTTCCTAGGGTGGGATTCTTCTTTCTTTCATTGTTATAAAACTTGGTTAATCGGTCTTATTCATTTTTCTTCCTCTATTGTATCATCTAATAACTTATCGATAGCCATGATGACCTTATCCGGCAACTCCTTGGCGGTATCATTAGACTTGAGATATTCTATAGTCCCGCCTATTCCGATAATCATCAACATGTCCCTTTTAGACGGAATGAATACTAGTAAAAAAACAGGTATTGATATATAGGCTGCGAATTTTAAGATGATTTTTTTAACTTAGACTTGTCTTTTTCATCATCTTCCATAATCCAGAAGAGAATATACAAGAATGTAAATATCCCCAAGATAAATACTGCGATTATCGCCAACGTTTGTATGGCATCTAACCTTGTGATCCAATAAATCTCATTCATGGTATCATGGATTGATGTCTTCAACCTCGCTCTCGAGATCGTTCTTGATCTCATTGATAGCTTGGATGGTGTTTTCCGCGTTGATAATCGTCTCCTTATACTCGATCAATTGATTGATCTTGCTCTTGTAATCTACCCCGTCGTCACCTAGGTTGTTTATCTCCTCGTGATACCGGATGTCGGCTAATACCTTTTGCTCCTCTACGTTGTTTAACGCCGAGTCAAGCGCTCTCATGATCTCTTGACTCCTTAACTCTGACAGTCGATCTGTCTGTTTTTTACCCCTAAGGATAGAAAGGATCTTTTTCATACTCTCAATAATTTTGTCGTTTTTATTAAATGGATTTTATCGCTAGTGATCGTTGTACATAATGAGGCAAAGGCCATTGAAAATCTATCGCATCTTTCTTTAACGAAAAAACCGTCTAAGCTGCTTACATTGGGATTTCGAGAGATCTCGAATCCATTGCCGGTAAATCCTGTGCCAAGGATATTTCCTTGTAATTCATTTTCCATATTCTTTATATTTTAATGTTCGCTCCCCCACAACCTCCAACGGTTTCGAACCCGAATCATAGGCGGGTGGGGGAGTATTAATCACTAATGTAAATCCGTAGTTCTCGGATTGACCGTCTTTCCGATCTGTCGTCATCTTATGATTGTCTGTCCAATCTGTCATACTTTTGGGCGTATTAACCTCCTGCTATATCTTAGATACGACTCGTAGGAAAAGTCGTATTATTTAGTACGATACGGTCTTCTTTACCAACCACCGCAAGGATACCCGAATGGGATCGTACTTATTATATATACATTATTAATTATATGTATAAATCCAATACCGGAACCGATTAAACTACATCGGGAGCAAGGACTATCGTCCATTCCTGTATTTTCACCTTACGCTTATCCCGTTTATATCTCGTATACCTTTTGATAGCCATAAGGATTTTTCTCAATAAGTCAAAGAACTCTTTTTTGGTCACCGGGGTGGGATTCGAACCCACGGGGTATTTCTACTCCTCTTTAGGAGAGAGGGACGCTTCCTGCTACGTGCTACCCGGCGTTATCCACCTATTTTAAGGTGGCGTATTTGATGCAATCCCAAGCGTTACAAAACCATTTCCCGTTCTGAGATTTTGTTGGTTTTTCGCATCTGATAAGTCCCTTCCCTACCAAATCGTAGAGCCTTCCACGTCCTCCTACTATGGAGGCTGCCGTCCTTTGCCCAAAGGTCTTATCGTTAAGGATTATTTTTAATGCTTCCTCGTTTATCATATCGCTTATTTTAATCTGGTTACTTCTATACTGTCAATTCTCCCAGCTACTGATGTCTTAAATAAATACCCCTTCTTTTTTAATCTAGATATTGTATAGATTATGCTTCGAGGGTTAATATCCTTGTTTAGGAACTCTATCGTTGTTCCTAAAGGAATGGATAACAGCGTGTCTGTTACTGAAATTCTAGTTTTAATTGTATTATTCATATTCTTTTACTAAATTTGCTCATTGCAACTTTTAAGTTGCGTTTGTTTGCTTGTATTGTTGTTTTACGATGCAAATATAATGCAATTGCATTAATGGTGGAAATATTATGTGATAAATATTAATGCTTTTGCATTAATTAACTATGGTCGATATATGGAGACAATCAATAACAGGATTAAACTAATTGTAGATGAGTTGTTTGATGGCAATGTTAGTGCATTTTGCCGTAGAGTAGGAGTAAAACAGCCTACTATTAATACAATATTAGGGACTCGTCAAAGTAAGCCTTCATATGATATTATTAATGCTATTGCATTATCTGGGCTGGGTGTGTCTTTGGCATGGTTAGTTACAGGATCTGGTGAAATGAAGGATGAGGGGAATGTTAAGGACGAGGTATTAGAAATACCTTTAGACCTTAATAAAGGAGATTTCTTAATTGAGAATAATAATGGCGTTAAATTCTATGACTTAGGAAATGGTCGATATCGTATGACTGTCAGCAAGGTGCCGTTTTGCGCTTATGGCAGGTTTGCTAACGAAAGCGATCGTCTTGATCCGGATAAGGAGGATTGGGAGACCGAGTCTTTCGAATGGGATCGGATTGTCCATGGGAGATATTTAGCTTTTGAGGTTAAAGGGGACAGCATGGACAACGGGACGAGAGAGAGTTTTGAGGAAGGCGATGTCGTCCTTGTTAGGGAGCTGGATAGATCGCATTGGAGAGATGGGCTGCGATATAAGGATCATCCTTATTGGGTTGTCGTGTTTGGGACATCCGTCCTCATAAAGCAGATGACAGGCTGCGATATGGAC